GATTTACTCACTTTCACGAATTCAATGGATATGATCCGTACACTAATATGTTTAACATGATGGGGTGTGTTTAATAAGTAGGGGTAAGTCAAATATCTTTTTAATAAAAACCACATATAAAAATTATAAAAATATAAAATAATAATTTAGCGAGGGATTATAAAACTGCAGCTCGTCAATCCTCAAAGATTGAAAGAGATGTGGATGAGTCTTGACTCGCTCTAATAAGGGTTTAAAAATTAAGGCTCTTATAGGGTGATTATTGATCAGTGTGCGAATCGCTCTTATCTATACTATAGTACTACTTAACAGACTTTCTATAAAAACAGAATGATACTTTCACACTATAGCAAAAGTATCATTTCGTTCACTTCTGCTCTTAGGCAGCGTTCACTTGTCGGGTGATTATTTCTTAAGGTATCTTTTTAATGTTGCTATACTAACTTGAAGTTCGTTAGCTAATTCTTGTTGTGTATATTCTGATAATAATTCTGATAGTAATATAGCTTTCTGTTGTTTAGATGTCTTAGAAGATCTTAAAACACTCTTCTTAGCTCTTCTATCTCTACTTGCTTTCTTAGTTATTCTTCTATCCAACTCATTTCTCCACATAGACAACCATGTATGCATCCAATGTAATGGTGTAGCTTCATCTTCAAATACTTTTATACTATGTATAGACCATTTACCATTTAACTTATGATACCATCTATATTCACCTGCAGTATCTTTAACTACTTTGTGATTATTTCTATTTGATAGTTCCGATAGAGACTCATTGCTCCAAGATGTGATTGTTTCCATACTCCTAATATACAATAACACTTATATTATACACTTCTGTTTTATTGTTATTTATCAACTATAGCTTAGAAACGAACACTTCTTAAACGTTTTGGTTATACAGTATGGAGAACGTGAAACTAAAATTACCTACTAAATTATCAGCTATTAAACTAAAGGATTTTCAAAAGTATATGTCCATAGTTGAGAAGAATACTGATGCAGATAAGAGCTTCTTAGAAATTAAATTGATGGAGATATTCTGTGGATTAAAGTACAAGAATATAGAGGGATTACCATTTGGTATCTTTGAAGATAGTGTTGCTATATTAAACGGACTATTCCAATCTAAAACGCCTTTGGTGAGACGTTTTATGATGAAGGGTAGTGATGGAGTAGAGGTTGAGTTTGGTTTTGTACCTAACTTAGATAAGATAACAATGGGAGAATACATTGACTTAACAAACTATATAGGTGACATAAGCACAATGCATAAAGCTATGGCAGTATTGTTCCGACCTATACACGAATCATATAGACATAGACAAAACTATCGTGTAAGCTCTTATAAGGGTACTGAAGAGTATTCAGAGATACTTAAGGACATGCCTGTTGATATTGCTATTGGTGCAAAGGTTTTTTTTTGGACTTTGGGAAAAAAATTATTGAGGATTATGATGAGCTATTTACCACAACAGGAGGATCTAATGCAAACGTTATCGGAGGAAGAGAAGAAGGATTTAATAGCAAGTATGCATGGTATAAAGAACTCCATGCTCTTGCAGGAGGAGATGCATTACGAATCGATGAAGCTACTATGATACCTATTCATGAGGCTTTCACATGGTTACAATATGAGAAAGAGAAAAGAATATTAGAAAACGAAGCAATTAAAAGACAAATGAAAAGATAATGAAAAATGTATACGCAATATTAGAAGCAGTAGAGAGTCATTTCAACAATGACGAACCTAATACTAACACAGTAAGGTTTGGAACTATTAATGAGGTTGACCTCAACAAGACTACGTTATTCCCATTAGCACACTTTAACATATCTCAAATAGAGTATCAAGGTACTACTATAGACTTTACTATAGACTTAATGGTTTTAGACATAGTTGACGAAAGCAAGGACTACGACGGATCATTTAAAGGTGCCACAAACCTACAAGATGTACTTAACACACAGGCAATGGTGTTAAATAAATTAGTAGAGTCGTTCAGAGGTAGTAGAGGAACTTTAGCAGAGGCACAGTTTGTTCTTAACAATAAGCCTGTTGCTGAATATTTATACGAAAAGTTTGAGAATGATTTATATGGGTGGGGTGTAAAGATAAAAGTATCTACTCCTAACGACCTAACTATATGTTAGAAAAAGAAATTGATATGGACAAGGAGATTGCCCTACTCCTTGAAGAGTACGGGCAAGAGTCTGTAAAGGTGTTAAAGAGGGAGGTTAAAATTAAGAATCTTACTGCTTCCAATAAAATGCTTAACTCTATAAATTATAAAGTTCAAGGAAGCAAGGTTATGCTATCTTTTAGTGCAGTATTAAATATTGTTGATAGAGGTAGAAGAAAAGGCAAGAAAAGGGTTTCTTCGAGAGACATACTTGATTGGATGAGGGATAAAAATATAAGACCAAGAGCCAACAGAAAGAAAGGTTTGGGGTCATCTAATTTTGCAATAGAGTCTCATAGAAATATGAAGTCTTCAGCTTTTATGATTAGTAAGGCTATATCTGACAAAGGTACAATAAAAAGATTCGCTCACAAAGGAGCAAAGATAATTAAAACAGTTCGAACGGGTTCAAAAGCATTGAATGAGCTTAAAAAAGGTTTATCAGAAGTATTAGGAAAAAAAGTAAAACAATCATTTAGACAATTAAAAACATTAAGATAAAATGGCATTACCAACACAAGACATATTTTTACGCTCACCATATTGGGTAACAATAGAAGAAACGGACTTAGACTTCGTATTATGCGATTTAAGAGTATGGACAGGAGCTTTAGTTAACGAACCTATAAAAGCAGATATAAAGCTTCGTAGTACTGCTTTAAATGGCGTTACATCGTTTGATCTTGCTGAGTTTGCAAGAGACTTTGTAGAGGTTACTTTTGCAGGAATTTCAGAGAGTAATGCAGTGTTTATTAGCTACCAACTACAAAAGTTTACAGGTGGTTCAATAGATCCATTACCTCCTTTAGAGTCTAAAGTATATCTAACAGGATTTGATGGGTATGGTTTGTTTCAAGATGGAGCCAACTCTCAATGGTACAAGCAAGTTATGCTTAGTGACTCTAATATAACTATATATAACGACACTTCTATAAGTATACCTGTTAAACAAAACTTACTAACAGGATACAAGTTACAACAATATGCAGGTAGCTATGGAGGAACTTTAACTACATTCTATACTGTTACAGGTCTTTTACCTACTGAGAACACTGCTAATATGGTTAAACAAGTTCCAACTTCTAATATAGGTGATTATGCAGATAGAATTATATTTGAATTTAACGGACAAAGAGATGAGCACGTTAACATAACTTATGCACCATGCACAAAGTATGGTAGAATATTAGTGTACTTCGTTAATAAGTTAGGGGCGACACAAACAATTACTTTTAATGGTAAAAGTGATGTGAAGATGAAGACAGAATCTAATGACTACAAGAGAAACATTATTCAAAACAATGGCACTTATGACATAACAAGACATCAGAGACATGTGCTTAATAAGAACGGGAGTATTAACTTACAAATCAATTCAGGATGGATTAGTGAAGAGGAAAATGACACTATCATAGAGTTAATGTTGTCAGAACAAGTTTGGATAGATGTAGACGCTGCAAGATTAGGTAAAGGATGGGTTCCTAAGACAAGATCTACTTGGACTATACCTGTAAACATAAAGTCTGATGAAACTCTAATAAAAAACAAACTTAACGATAAATTAATCAACTATACCTTTACGTTTGAAGCAGCTTACGATTGGATAAATACTGTTAGATAAATGATACAACCACACCTATATATAAATACTCAGAAGAAAGATCCTGTTACAGGAGAAATAATAGATAATTGGTTAAAAGCAGACTTACAGGATGGTGTTAATATCATCCTTAAAGACTCTATAAAGAAAGCTAAGGATGTTGGAAAAGTGTTTACTACTTATACCAACCCATTTACACTACCTGCTTCTAAGAGGAATAATCAGATATTCAAAAGGTTTAGTTCTAATAAAGTTTACGAAGGATTTGATCCAAGAAGAAAGTATAGTGCAGTAATTAAATTAAATGGTGTAGATTTTAAAAAGGGTTACATTAAATTAAATGTAGTTGACTTAAAAGATAATATTCCATTAACATACAGTATCCAATTCTTTGGTGAATTGGCTTCTGTTAAAGATATATTGTCTGATGGAAACCTTAGAGGTCTTAATAACATATTTGAATATGAGTTCCCTTATACCCACGAAATAGTTAAGTTAGGATTTGAGAAAGGCTTTGATGTACTTATTAATCCTGATGCAGGAATACCTGCTATATTTAACTTACAGATGACTAATGGAGTAGAAGTTGCAGGATCTGTATTACTTACACTTCAAGATGTCCAATATACTATACCTTTAACCGCAGGAGGTCCTACATGGACAACGACTGCCATATATGACTATATGTCAACTATACCTGCTTTAGGCTATACTATGACTATAACATCTATTCAGGGATACCAAAATGCTATCATATTCACTTCTGAAGATAACGGATGGCATCCTGACTTAATCTTTAATACGAATGGGGTACAGTATTTAACTGCAAATGTTCAGATAGTTCAAAATGGTAACAGTGATCCACTTGAAGCTGACGTTACTATAGTTCCTAATTACGATGGTGTTTTTAAGTTTCCTTTAATATCTCACACGAGAGGCTTTGAATATACTAACGAAGGATTTCATGAGATACAAACTACGTCTGAAATAGATTTAGACGAAGATATAACTAATGATAAGAGGCTTAATATGTACGATATTAAACCTGCTATTAGAGTAGAAGAGATATTTAACGGAATAGAACAGACTTATCCTATTGTTTTTAATAAGGATTGGATTTTCGGTACTAATGCTAACAACGCATCACCTATAAAGGATATGTATCTGTGGTTACACAATAAAGCAGGTTATGCAGGTTATTTAACTGCAGATGGAGATCCATTGTTAGATGTGTTTGAAAGAACAAGTGGTAAGTTTGTAAATGGAGTGCTTGCTGAAAACGAATGGATATTATACGATACTAATACAGGTAGTTCGGGAGCAGCTTACGATCTAAGACCTTATAAAGGTAGTGTAGGACCTAACTTCTATCAAGGTAAGCTATTGCTTAAAGACTTTGCAGGAGATGGAAAAGTAAATCTACAAGTTTGGATAATGAAATCAACAGGTGGAGTATTTAATGAGTCTCACTTTGTGTCAGGTGATGTTACTGTTGGTGACGATCCTATAGAAGTTGAGTTCCATTTCCCTGAGAACGATTATACTGATGCAGGTCAATACGATGGTCAAGAATGGTATATAAGAACAAAAGTAACTGCTGACTCATCTGTTATACAATACACACCTGAATTACATGTAACAAGATTTACTTATGATTACAATGGTTATACGCATACACAGAATAGGTTTAGTTACAACAATCAGTTTCAATCTACACCTTATAAAGTAATAGATAAGATGAGTGCTTCAGGATTAATGCCTGATTACAAGTGTATAGATTTCTTAGGTGATATGTTTAAATTATATAACTTAGTAGCTTACGAAGAACTACAATTAGATTCTTCATATAAGATTAATATAGAGAGTTACGACCATTATATGAGTAAAGGTAACAAATATGATATTACGCAGTATATAGACATCTCTAAGAGCTCTGTGTTGCGTATATCTCCGTTTTCTATGGTTACTTATAAGTTTGAAGACCCTGAAACGTTCTTAGCTATTAACCAAAAAGAAAATACAGGTGATAGTTGGGGTAATTCAACTTTCAATGTAAATAACTTCACTGAAGGTGAAACAGGCACTAATTCATTGCTATTTGATGGTGGAGAGTACAAAGTTGAACCTAAGTTAGAGAAAATGATGTACGAGAGGCTATATGAGAGAGGAACAAGCAATAGAACTTTCATACAATGGGGGTGGATGGTAGATAATTCTAAGCAAAGTATACCTGAACCTGTTATAGGGTCTCCTTTATACTTGTTTATTAACAATAAAATTATAGGTGGTACCCCTTTAGGAACAGGATATCAGTCGGTTATTCAATGGAATCTACCTTCAAATGATCAGAATCCTAACAGAGGACAGAGTTATTCTGCAAATGTACCTTCTAATGTTACTACTGATGGTAATCAAACGCTACATTTTAACTCAGAATTTGACGAATACATCCCTGAAGCAGGAGAAAATGTTAACTCTTTGTTTAATAACTTCCATAAAAACTATATAGAGAGTATTTATTCTCCATATTCGAAGAAAATTAAGGTTGATGCATTCTTGCCACCACTTATCTTTAGCAAGTTAAAGCTTAATGACACTATAATAGTTGATAATACTGACTATTTTATAGATGAAATGGATATAAATATCACAACAGGTAAGGTAAAATTTAGTCTACTTAGAGTAACTAACATCATTACAAGAATAGAAGGAAATAATCCTGATGGAGAGCCAAATGAAGATAATGATGAACTATGGAACACAACTGAGGATATTTGGTCAACGCAACCTGTTCAGAGATTATTGGCTAAATCTGTATTTGATCAGAGGGTTACTGACGATGGAGGTATTTTAGAGTCAGAGGAATGTATAAATCATAAACTAAAAATATAATGATAAAAGAAGTATTAACAATTCTAAAGTCCCATCCCTTTTTAATAGGGGATGAGGACATAGATATAGCAAAGGGCAAGTACGAAGATCCAAGAAGTTTTAAAGAAATTATAATGCATAAAAAAAGAAATAAATAATGGCAGCAGAAGACGATAGAATAGACATCGTACTAAACGTAGAAGTAGAGAAGTCACAGTTAAAAGTTACAAAGCTAAAGTTAGAGATAGACAAACTAACTGCTTCAAGGGACAAAGCTAAAAAGATGACTAAAGAGCATCATCTTGAGGCAGATAAACTTGCAGTAGCTCAAAAGGAATTGATGATTGCTGAAAAGCAATTAACTAAAGCAGTTTCTGATCAGACATACGCAGAACAGAACTCTACTATTGCTATTCAAAAGCAAATAAAAGTATTACACGCTGAAAACTCTCAGCTAAACAAGAACTCTGCTCAATACGCACAAAATGCAGCAAGAATAAATAGTCTTAGTAAGTCAATGACTATGAACTCTGCTGCAAGTGGTGCAGCCACTTCATCGGTCATGGAGCTTGGTAGGGTTATATCGGATGCTCCTTATGGCATGAGAGGTATGGCTAACAACCTTTCTCAGTTTACCTCTTTAATGTTTTACGCTACTACTGCTGCAGGTAGTTTTAAACTTGCGCTGCAACAGATGTTTAAAGCTATGATGGGTCCTTTAGGTATTGTTCTTGCCATAACTACAGTTATATCTATCTTAGATGGGTTATCTTCATCATCATCAAAAGCCACAAAGTCAATGAAGAACTTTACAGACCAAATGGTTGATTCTTCTGCTAAAATAGAGATAATGAGTGCAAAGTTAGACTCTTATCTATCCGTCTTATTAAATGGAGACAAGGCTTCCACAGAGTATTCAGAGAGTTTAAAGGCATTAAGTAAAATGGGGTTAGATCCTGCAGCCATGAGTGTTGACCAACTGACTAATGCTATTTCTAAATTAAAAGATGAGCAATCAGAGCTTATTGTTTTAAATGATAAACTTGAACTTAACGAACAAGCAGTAAGTGATGCTAATGTGATGTTGGAAGACATAAGACAAAAGGAAGCTGCTATAAGGGTTGAAATGGGTAAGAAAAACGACATAATAAACGACAAGGAGTCTAATAAAACTCAGATAAAACAGGCAAAATCTCGTAACTCAATACTTCAATCAGAATTAGACGAAAACTTAGCTCTTAATAAGGAATATGATGAAAAGCGTTTAAAGGCTATTGAGGAGTATCAGACTACTTACGAAAGAATACTAAAGATTGATTCAGGAGGTAAGGATTCAACTACGGGAACAGATAAAGACCCTAAAGACAAGGTTTCTAATACTTTTGAAGGAAAAGTTGTTGATTTTACTTCTGAGAACAAGAAAATATTTCAGAAAAACGCTAAACAACTTCAAGATTCAGAAGAAGTTAAGTTAAGAATATTGCAAAAAGCAGAAAGAGAAGAGTTGCAGATGAAAAGAAACGCTTGGTCAAAGAAAGAGGCACTTAGACTTTCTAAGTTTAAGAAAAAACAACAGGCTATAGTTGATGATGAGACTCAGAGTGATAAAACAAGAGAAGATGCGGCACAATCTATTATAGACGCACAAGCTTCGTTTGATAACGCAGAAATAGAAAGTAAAATTGCTCACTACGCTACTCTTGAAGAAATGGAGAAGACTCATGGAGATGAAATGAGAATACTACAAAAGAGTGACGCACAAAAAAAGATGGATCTTCTTAGCAAACTTGATGATCAAGAGAAAGAACTATCTGAATATAAGCAGACTTGGGCAGGATTAGTAAGGGTTGAAGATAAGGAAGCAAAAATAAAGGATTCAGAGGAGGAGATAGATCGTTTAGCCAATTTGCAGAGTATGGAGAAAAAAAATAGTCTTGCGTGGTTAATTTTTCAGAGAAGAATAAACGAAGAAGAGATTAAAATAAAGAAAACGCAAGAACAAATAGATAAAGAGGTTACTGAAGCTAAAATATTCATGATAAACTCTGTAATGAATGCAACTACATCTCTATTTGCAACCATGAAGAATAACTCTGAAAAAGGATCCAAAGAAGAGAAGAAATTTGCTATGTTAGAGATATATGCAGGTGCTGCCAAAGGATTAATGAATGGT